TGAAGAGCTGAAGAAACTAAATGAAAGATTGCAATTAGAGGAGACTTATAAAAGACTCACAGCAGAAAAATTAGAGAAAAGTGAATCCTTTGTTAAAAAAGCAATCTTGAAAGGTGGAGGGGAAGCTTTATCCGAATTTAGTAAAGGTGTCTTCTTAGGTAGTGCGAAGATCCTTGTACAACAATTATCCCCACAGTTCGCAGAAGATGCATTTGGTATGAAATCCAAAGATAAGAAATAAGGAGGACCAATTTATGAATCAAACAGTCCTTCAACATTACGGAATTATGGGTATGAAGTGGGGTGTTCGTAGGTATCAGAATCCCGATGGGTCACTTACACCTAGAGGTCGGGCCCGATTAGATAAGAAAGACATCAAGTGGGCCGAAACAAAGGGCGAGAAAATACGCGCTAAAATTCAAAAAACAGTATCAAAAGAAATGAATGAATTCGTCAAAACCCAATTGGAGATGTCTTATACGCCTACTGGTCGCATTTCCTCCGCTACAATTTTACAGTATAACAATAAACTAGCATCGCTTATGAACGAAAGAGTTTCTGGAATACAGGCTCCATCTGGGCGAGTGTTAAAATTTGTTGCTAAACGAGGTGAAATTGGGGTTCATACAGCAGTTGCCGACGCAGGTTACGATATGGAACAATTGAAACAAGGTGTCTTCAAATCTGGTAAGGTTGCCTATAAACAAGAAAATCTAATGCGAAGGGGTGATTAATATAAACTCATTTAGCAATAGATTAAAACATGCATGGAACGTCTTCAAAAATTCTGAAGAAAATGTACCATATTCTATGTCGGATCTTGGTTACGTATCGTCATTCAATCCTAGTCAGGTTCGGTTATCAAGGGGAAGTGAAAGATCTATTATTTCAACTATTACCACAAAAATCGCAATGGATGTTGCTAGTTTCAATATACAACATGTCCGGTTGGATGATGAAGATCGTTATTTAGAAACAATTAAAGACTCTTTAAACCATTGTCTCACAGTAGAGGCGAATAAAGACCAAACAGGTCGTGCATTTATTCAGGATGTTGTAATGAGTATGTTTGATGAAGGCGTTGTTGCGATTGTCCCCATTGAAACAATGGGCGACCCAACAATATCTGATAGCTATAAGATTTTATCACTTAGAACTGGTAAAATTAAGGAATGGTTTCCAAATCACGTTCGAGTTGAAGTTTACAACGATAATCGTGGTATAAAACAAACAATAACAGTTCCAAAATCGATTGTTGGCATAATTGAAAATCCATTATATGCAATTATGAACGAACCAAATTCAACCTTACAACGATTAAGAAGTAAACTTAGTCTTCTCGATGTAACCGATGATAAGATGAGCTCTGGTAAATTAGATCTAATTATTCAATTACCATATACCGTTAAATCCGAATCAAGAAAAGCAGAAGCCAAAGATAGAGTCCAAGCGATTGCCAATCAATTGGAAAGTAGTCGATATGGTATAGCTTATGCGGATGCCACGGAACGCATTACACAGTTAAATCGTCCAGTTGAGAATAATTTATTAGCACAAGTTCAATATCTGACAACAACATTCTATAATCAACTCGGTATGTCCGAGAACATATTCACCGGAAAGGCTACTGAGCAAGAGCTTCGTAATTATTACGATCGAACGGTCGAACCAATTGTTACAGCAATCATTGATGAAATGATTCGTAAATTCTTGACAAAAACAGCAAGAAGCCAAGGTCATTCTATCATGGGTTTCCGTGACATATTTAGACTTGTTCCAGCTACAGAGTTGGCCAATATTGCGGATGTATTTAGCCGTAATGCCATACTAACATCGAATGAATTACGTCAGATTATTGGAAGAAAACCATCAAACGATCCACGTGCAAATGAGTTAAGTAATAAAAATATGCCGGAACCAAACAATCAAAATGGAAATAATATTAAACCAAAAGCAGAGGAGGAAGAAGATTTAATTGAACATCCACCAACGCGAGAGGAGGTTTCCGAACAGATCGAACGTTTGAAACGTAAACTTAGAACACTCTGATGTTTATAAATCAATAGGAGGAAATATGAATAAGAAAAAAAAGTATGACTTTAGCGGGTATGCCACTAAGGTCGGTCTAAAATGTGCAGATGGTCGAACCATTATGCCGAACGCTTTCGAAGATATGGACGGTGCAAAAGTACCATTAGTTTACCAGCATCTTCACAATGACCCAAAAAATGTGTTGGGACATGCTATTTTAGAAAACAGAGCTGACGGCGTGTATAGCTATTGCTATTTGAACAACACTGAATCCGGAAAAGTTGCAAAAGATTTGGTAAAACATGGGGACATCGACTCTTTGAGCATTTATGCAAATAACCTAGTGCAAAAAGGTTCCAATGTTGTTCATGGTGTTATAAGGGAAGTTTCCCTAGTTATTTCAGGTGCTAACCCAGGGGCATATATCGACAATCTCGCATTTGAGCATGCCGACGGTAGCATAGTTAAAGATGATGAGGAAGCTATCATTTCTATCGGGGCACTCGTACACGACGCAATCGATATGCCCGACGAAGACGAAAAAGAAATCGATCTAACAGAAGACGAATTAGAACATGCGGCCAAAGATCAAAAGACTGTGGCTGAAGTTTTCGAAACGTTGAACGAGGATCAAAAACTAGTAGTGTATGCCCTAATAGCACAGGCATTAGAGGTAAACGAAAAAGATTTAAAACATTCCAATATTGAAGGAGACGATGCAATGAAGAGAAATATTTTTGAACAAAATGACCAAAACATAACACACGGAAACCTAACAAGAGAAAAACTTCGTGAAATTTTCAACGATGCTAGACAGTCCCAGTCAACATTAAAAAATGCATTCCTAGCACATGGCTATGCTAGCATTAGAGATGCGTTTGAAGATTACGAACATCAAGGAGATGTGCTTGCGCATGCTGGTACATATGGTATTGATAATATCGGTTATTTATTCCCAGATGCAAGAACAACAACCAACACTCCAACATTCATTAAAAGAGATACTGAATGGGTTTCCAAAGTTTTTGGTGCTGCTAAACATGTTCCTTTTGCAAGGATTAAAACTGTGCTTGCAGACATTACGGCTGAAGAGGCACGTGCTAGAGGTTATGTAACAGGCAACGAAAAAATAGATGAAGTATTTACATTGTTAAAAAGAACAACTGATCCTCAAACAATTTACAAGAAACAAAAATTAGATAGAGACGACATTATCGACATCACAGACTTTGATGTTATTGTATGGTTGAGAGCTGAGATGAGGATGATGCTTGAAGAGGAAATTGCTAGAGCACAATTAGTTGGAGATGGTAGATTATCTTCTTCCGATGATAAAATTAAAGAAGACAAAATTAGACCAATTGCAACCGATGATCCAATATATACAGTTGAGGTTCGAATTCCGGCCAATGCTACAACCACTCAAATGATCGACCAAATTATACTAGGACGTAAGAAATACAAAGGTACTGGTGTTCCTACTTTCTTTACTACTCCTGATGTTAATGGCGACATGCTTCTTTTAAAAGATTTAAATGATAGAAGATTATATAATACTGAAGCTGATTTAGCAGCTGGCATTCGTGCAAAAGAAATTGTTGAAGTTCCTGTTATGGAAAACAAAGTTATTGTTCTGGAACCAGCAACAGCATCGAAGGATGGTCTACAAAAGAGACTTATTGGTATTTCAGTTAATATGAATGATTACTCTCTTGGTGCTGATAAAGGTGGAAGTGTTACAATGTTTGATGATTTCGACATTGACTTCAACCAATACAAATACCTAATCGAGACTAGATGCTCTGGAGCATTAACAATGCCACATTCAGCTATAGCTTACTGGAAGTTGGAAGTTATTCCAAAAACTGGCGAATAATTCGGACTCATTAATTCAAAATGGAAGGAGGTAGCCTATTATGGCTAAATTTTATGGTGCAATAGGCTATGCTCTCCAAGAGGAGACGGCCCCAGGTGTTTGGACAGATAGGATTGTCGAAAAGAATTATCGGGGCGATGTCGTTTTAGACCAAAGGAGATGGCAATCAGCTGAACAGGTTAACGACAATTTAAACCTCGATAATTCAATTTCAATTATCGCAGATCCATATGCCTATCAAAATATTGGGAATATTAAATATATTGTCTGGAATGGTGCGACGTGGAAGATTCAATCTATCAGTATTAATCGACCTAGAATTATATTACAGATTGGGGGAATTTATAATGGCAAAAGACCGATTGAGTCTCCATAATAAGTTAAAAGAAATTTTAGGATCTAATAATGTATATTTTCAACCACCAACTTCCATACGTTTAAACTATCCATGCATCATATATAAAAGAGATGCAGAGGATCCATTTTATGCGGATGATATTAAGTATTATGGTATGAAAAGATACATGATAACGGTAATTGATGCGGACCCCGATTCATTGATTCCAGACAAAGTATCAACAATGCAGTATTGTAGTTTCTTAAATAACCTCGCAGTAGACGGTCTAAATCATGACGTTTACTCACTTTTTTATTAGAAAGGAGAATACTATGTCAAAACAAAAAATAACTTATCCAGATTACGGTTCTAGAAGTATGAGAGTTTTAGAAGCATTGACACCTCTTACTGGCGCCGCTGCACCAGTAGAGCATGCATCTTTTATTGGTCAGATCTATGTCGAGACCACAACTCCGGCATTGTATGTAGCAGTAGCTACTAATTCTGACGAGGCA